TGGGAATTTAAGATTCATTCTAGCTCCCCATCTTTCATATAATCCTTGATGATCTCTCATGATGAACTCAAGAGGGTCACCTTCGCCTGTCCATACATCATGATTCCCTGCTATTAGATACATCCACGGCACTGAATTAATAAAATGTTCTGTTAATCGCCATGATTCTTTAGCTGACATTGATTGCTGTCCATATAAGAATGAGAGTCTTCCTATCCAGTTATTCTGTACATCTCCAAGATTACCTGCAAACATTCCTTCTGTTTTATTAATCAGATTGCATAGCTTGTATATACTTGCTATATCAGTACCATCATCATCAACATGAGGATCGCCAAAATGACATATACCTATTGGGCCATCGATCTCTATGTTAATTGTTATTAACTGCTTGCCTTTTTTTGATTTATGCTTTACCTCGTATTTTCTTTCCCGTTCTTCAATTAATGCATCTATAGGTATATGCTCCGGGTCTAGATTTTCTACAGAGAACAGTGATTCCTCTTTTATATGTGGAGCTATTGTTTTTCTACCGCATGCGTTGCAGTACCACCTTTGTCTTTTTTTACCCCCTTTCCAATATTGCCATCCATCTTTTCTTAGTGAAATGGCTTTACAATGAGGGCATACTATGCCATTGCCATCCGCATCTCTTATATACATATGTTAATTTCTCCCCTAATCTTCTTTAGCGGCAGATAACTCTTTTCTCTCAGCTCCTTCGAGTTCGCCCGCAGAAAACCCTTGAAATACACCAAGTAAACCCATTTCTCTCTGCTTTACAATATTACCTGTTGTTCCTACAATCTTACCTAGCTCTTTTGTAGACTGCAGTATTATATTATCGTCATCACTAAAATCTGCAAGATGCTTTAACTTACTGAGAACATATTCGTGGTCTATGCCCTTTTCTTTTGCTACATCTAGCACTGATTTCTCTATCTCTTTCATAACTCTCTCCTGCTTTAAAAGAACAGTTGCTTTTTTTCTTGCTTTTTGGTCGGACATTTCTTTATAAGCATTTTTATATGCCTCGACAGCTCCTAAACCTACGACTACATTAGTAGCAAATTCTTTTTCTTTTTTAGTAATTTTAGTTCTTTCTTTAACTCTTTTGTTAGTGTCTTTTAGAGTTTTACTGAAAGTGTATCTATTTGAGTGTGAGCTAAAGTCTGTATCCATCTTTATATTAGGTCTATTTAGAAAACTCCCTACTATAGTCCTTACCCATCCTTTAGCAAACTTATAAACTTTTCTGTCATTAGGGTGGCTGATCTTCTTACTGACTTTCAACAACTGCACTATGCGGCCATCGTCACTGTACACCCAATCACCTTCATCCGAATCCCGCCAATCCGGCCTGACTACCGTATTAGGATATGTCTCTCTAAACTCATCTATGTCTTCATAGACACAGTGAGTTATCCCTTTAATTTCCCTTTGTTCCAACTAAAGCCTTCATGCTCTCTATACGCAACTCGTGTATTTGAGCAATTAAGTTATCAATGAGATCATTTACTTCGTGAGGGATCATGTATATTTCATCATCTATCTGCAAAGGTTCTAATTTTCTAGACAAACTTCTAAGCACAAACTCCTGAGCCTCTTCAGGCAAGAGCTCTAATTCTTTTATCGACTTACTCAACTATAGACCTAAACGGTTTTCAACTTTTTCCAATCTTTTACTTAATGAATTTACTAGGGCTATTAGAGATTTAATAGCTTCATTGTTATGATTAGATAACTGCTGAACAACCTTAAGTCCACTGTCTTTTTTCTTTTTATTTGGGTCTATCATTTCTTACACATTATTCTCTTCTTCTCCCTCCCAACCACCCTTTAATTTAAGTGATAAACCTAATTCGACCAAGTTGTAATTACTAAAAAAATTACAGGATTTTGATATACAGACAAAGTCAGCCCGGAAACCTTTTAATGGATTTATGAGAATCCCATTTTTAGTTAACCATAAAATAAGGAGTAGGTTATGAGAGTAATCAACGTAACAGTACCAGTAAAGACCGACGATCAGGAGAAGATCGTACCCATCGAAGCCAAAGTAAGTGATGGCACGATAGATCACGAGGGTAAGGCATACCATGTAGTAAAGCACGCAGGCAGTGGGTTTCAGTACCTGGCAACCCCTTCCACAGTCGATTCCCTTGAAGATGACGAGCTGGTCACTCAGATGGATCAGTTGGCAACCGAAGAGGGCATGTAACCTTCAGAGATTGGGGGCCTTCGGGCCCTCTTTCTCGCTTTTTACCTTTATTACTATATAG